GAGGTAAAGTAAAATGCGTGATATGATAGAAGAAATGGTGGACGAATTGCTCGATATGGATGGAACTGTAGAAATTGCAGGTTCTGTATTTTCTCGCTCTGCTATTTTGCGTGAGTTAGACGCCACCGCATATCGTATGCTTTGCAATGATACTGCTGATGCACTTATCGAAGATTTGAAAAGTGAGTTAGATTATCTTGGTGAAGATGGCGATTTTGACGAGGTGCAAGATTTAAAGGATCGTATAAATGAATTGGAGAATATTTAATGGGTAATAATGTATTGTATTTTGAGACCCGTTCACGGGCAATGGGTTTTGCTATCGATTTGGTTAATTCTATACAAGATACGGAATTATCTGATGAAGATAAAAACGAGATTTTGATGGATATTGTTGAATTTGTCAACGAATCACAACCAAACTAAGGTAAAAATATGGATAAATTGAGTGTATTTGAGCGTGGTAATGAATTTGAAGGTTTGGTTCAATCTGCTTTGTTTCAAGTTGTGTCGGATGTCAAGGCAGGTGATTTGGCAGCGATTGAAGAATTGCTCCGATTTGTGCCTGCCGAGATATTACAAGGTTTCTTATCTGAGGTAGATTAGTCTAATTAGATAGTATTTACTAACCTGAATGCTATCTTGTGAGGTTGATTTTTTTTCACAAACGAAAGGTAAAGTATGCCAAATTGGTGCAATAACTATGTGGAGCTGGAACACAACGACCCAGTAATGATTTCCCGTGCTGCAGAAGCATTAGGTAAAGGTGAGTTATTGAAGGAATTCATTCCCGTGCCTGCTGACTTGCAAATTGATGCAGGTAATGTAGGTGAAAAAGGTTCGCCTGAGCAGGTAGCACATGAGTTGCAAGTTGAGCAAAATATCGCCAAACACGGTTATGCTGATTGGTACTCGTTTTGCACAAGTGAGTGGGGCACAAAATGGGACTTAGGTGGTGATGGTACAGAAGCATCGGTTGACGAATCAGGTAAGAAAATGACATTTTCTGTTGATTCTGCTTGGTCGCCGCCTATTGGTGCCTATCAAAAACTGGAAGAATTAGGTTTTACAGTTAATGCGTATTATTACGAACCTGGCATGGGTTATGCTGGTACATATTCTGATGGTTTTGATAATGAGTATAATTTCTCAGATATGACCTCTGAGGAAGTTGCAGATACGATTCCTGGTGATTTGGATGAAATGTTCAATATCTCTGCTAATATAGCAGAATGGGAAGAGGAAAACGAAGAAATCGACTTGGACGGCGGTCTGAGTGCTACAAACGAGTAATGTAATTAGATAGTATTCCAGTTAAAAATGTGAATACTATCGTGTTAGGTTGCCACTTTGAGTAAAATCTGGTATAATTGAGTCTTACAAACAAACAAAAGGAAAAGATATGGGAAAGATGAAAGAAGTTCGATCGGTTATTGAAGATATGTTGAGCAATGGTTTCTACACCTACGAAGCGATTGCTGTGCATTTGTTTGCTCAATATCGTATTGACCATGACTACGCAATGGAATTGATTAAAACGGTCATTGACCAATGGGACGCTGAAGAAATTCAGATGGAAATTGATTTTGAAAGTAAAGCAAATGCTTGATTATGGTATGTTTACAGAGCATGGCAATAATGCCATTCGCTTGTTGATACAAAATGCTCAGGTACACAATTTGACTTGGTTAGATGTGTATCGTGAGTTGCAAGAATTGAGTAATCGTGAAGGTTACGAGGAAGCAATGGATACTGCCGTGCGTGAGGTAGTGTATGATGCATTATGTTACAAGGATGAATTTTACAATGTATAATGATGACCGCCTGTATTTGATTCAATATCTTGACCCACACGGTGAACAGCATACAGAAGAATATCTGGCTGAAGATGCTGAAGAAGCAATTTCAATGCTCGAGCGTGGTTGGCTCCCGTCCGCTAAATTGACGATTATTGATGTTTTTATGAAAATCAATGGTTCATGGAATTCTGAGATAGACTATGACGGTCAACCTGATGAATATACAGAATGGATGGATTATGACCCAGACTGTTAATTTAGAATTGTTGACATGGTTGAAAATCTATAAGTATCAATCATATGGTAGACACTCATGGTTTCATGGTGTGCCTGCTTCGTTGCGTGATGAAGTATTGAGTTATTTCAAAAGCATTGATGTTAAGGTAAAGTTGAGGTATCGTGGTCCTCGTGCGCACCGCAATTATCGCTCATCAAATAGTAGGCAAACAACCTGCCTGCGTGAAGATGCTACAAGTTTTGCTATTTACAAGGATTGATTATGAAGAAAATTAAGTTGCCGTTTGATTGTATGATTCTGGATTCTGAACCTGTCAAGGTAAGTAATCCATTTTCTGGTGAATCTTGTACCTTGACGCCTGAAGCGGTTGCTGTATACGATTCAATTATGGGTTGCCAAATAGTTGGTGATTATAAGCGTATGCAAAAAGGTTTAGATTGGTTTCGTAGGTATTTCCCTGCTGAATATATGACTTTATTGGATTAATATGACAAATTCGGAGTTGGTTGATAGATTACAACAAGCACAGGCGTTGCTTGCTGATGTATATCATTGGGCGAATACGCCTATGACAAATGGTTTACAGGTTTCGCCATTAAAGACTAATGCGGAAATTGCCTCGCTCTTGAGCACGGCTGATTCTGCTATTGATGCAGCATTGGATGAATTGGATTATTATTCATGAATAAAATTGTAAATGAATTATTCAACCGTGCAGGTGGTTGGACGGAAGTGTGTGATGTATCAGGCGAAGAAATTCTAACCTATAACGAGCACTTGGATCCTGAGAAATTCGCTAAGTTGATTATTCAAGAATGTGCTATTATTGCAACAATCAACCAACATCAATTCAATGATTCTGGTAGTTATATTTTAAAACATTTTGGAGTTGAAGAATGAAGATTCGTGCGATTGTAAATCGTGTCAGTTTCTATACAACTAGAGCGGACATTAAAAAGAAAAGAGTTGGTGATTTTATGTTACAGAATGATGCCTTATTCTATGCTCATTATTTAATGGGAAAATCGGATGGTATTAGCACAACTGTAAAATATTATGACCATAAAATGGTTCAACACACATACAATATTCAACTGAGTATTGTTTAATTTTGGAGATTATATGAAAACTCTTTGGGAAGCAAAGATTAGTGAATATTTGGCAGCACAGGCATTACAAAAACTTAAAGGAAATGTATGAAAGATTTGAATTGGATGTATATGCTTGATATATTGTCAGGCGAAAAGTTCAGTAATTTTGGTTTACAGAAAATGGCAGAAATCAATATTGGCAAAGTGACACAATCACGCCAATATACATTATTGACCAATCGTTTGTATACGCCAACTGTTATGGAACGCTTTGCGGCAAAGTAATACTTTTGATGTATATTGCCATTATAGACAAAATAGTGTATAATTGTCTATATTGAGAAACATTTTGCAACTGGAAACTATATGATAGAATTTAAAACTGATACGCCCACCAAGTCTGCGTTATACTTAGTCGACCGTGGTATGCAAGGAAAAGCATATCGTTACTATAATGCCGACATTGATAAATGGGGTATGTGTGGTTATGATTTTAATGAAGCACTAGAAGGCAAAGATAATCACAACACATTTGAAACTGTTGGTGTATTTCCTTGGGTGGGTCCCCTTACAGGACCCAATCTCAAACTGGATCGACCTGTGCATATGGTTCAAATTGAAGAACCAGAATCTACCAAACCAAAGAAGCAGAGCAAACGCCTTGCTAAACAGACAGGATCGAAATTGGTCGTTAGTAATACTAAAGTAGTAACAAAAAGTAATACTAAAGTTCTCAAATCTGCCAAGTCTAGTAGTACCAAAGTTGTACATACAGATGGCACCGTGTTCTACCGTGCTGACCGTCAGAAATGGGTTGCTGTTATGAATGGCAAGCAAGAAGCGGCACGACCAACATCCGATGCGTGTTTAGTATTCTTGAAGAAAAAATATAATGTCGTTGGCGTTGTATTGAAATGATTGTATTTGATGTTATATTTGCTGGCATATTGTTGGCAGCGTCCCGTGATTTCTTTGAGAGAGATTGGAACATTTCAGGATGGATTGCTTTGTTCTGTTCTGCTTTTGAAACATCATTGATTTTTTTAAAACTATTTTAGGAGTAAAATATGGGTTTAGATATGTATGCATACCGTGTCAAAGCGGAAGATGTGATTGATGACTTTACTGTGCGTGAAGAAACTGATGGTCGTAAAGAAAAGTTGGAAGAATTGGCATATTGGCGTAAGCACCACGACCTACACGGATGGATGGAACGCCTGTATCGTTCAAAAGGCGGCACCAAAGAATCATTTAATTGTATACCATTACGATTATCAATGGCTGATTTGGTTTGTTTAGAACATGATGTTTTGACTAATCGATTACCGGAAACAACTGGTTCTTTCTTTGGTAATAATCCACCTGATGAATATTCACGGGAACAGGATATGGCATTCATTATGAAAGCAAAGATTTCTATTGCTGACGGTGCCGCTATATACTACGATTCGTGGTGGTAATATGGGTGAAAAAGACTTTGTGACCGGCTGGGTGTTGGCATTGAGAGCAAATGCAAATGCCAATTATCTACTTGAATCACAAAATGATATTACCGATGCCATTGAACAAGCACGGTCAGCATATCATATGATTGAAGATTCTTATACTGAATATCACAACGATAAAAACGACCAATGATTACCACACTAACTGAAGATGAAAGCAAAGAAATCCGTATGGCGGCAGCAATGAATACAAAACCAATTGCTGGCAAAACTATGGGAGAATGTTTTCAGTTGACCTTGATAGAAATGGTTCTTGAGAAAATAAGGGAAAAGAATGGTATCACCGATTGAAATTGTATTGGTTGCTGTAATGGCAGCAAAGAACCCATTTAATGGTGTATATGAAATATTCTATGAACCATTAGATTATTACAAATCTATCTCTGAATGTAATAAAGAACAAGCACGATTGACCAAAAAGAATGGAAAAGGTGTTCGTTATGTTTGTTTGCCTGTTGATAAGGATTGATTATGAGTTTATGGCGTAAGAGACAAAAACCAAAACCCGTGGATACGGATGACAATAATACTTGACCGGAGAAACTGAGAACTATAGTATTAGGTTGCCATTTGTGCCAAAACCTTGTATAATTGCCTCTATTGATTGATAAGGAGTGATTGATGATTGAAGTGAAATTTGTTGGTGGTAAATATGTTGCCGTTATCAACGGAAAGACTGTTAAACGCTCTAAAAAAGAGCATATGGACTATGTGGTTCGTAAGGCAGAAGGATCGACCTCCGATGCGGTGGTCGCTCAGGAATCACGGTTCAGTATCAATGAACGATTCGGTTTCGTATCTGATATGGTGACAATGTTGGCAAACGGTGCACAAGCATCCGTGGTTGTCACGGGACCTGGCGGTCTCGGCAAGTCCTTTACTGTTAACCAAACACTCACAGCAAATGGTTTCAAAGATGTTTCCACATTGGAAGATTTTGCAGTTGGTGCAGTTATCAAAACCAATAAAGCATTCCGTGTTATCAAAGGTTACTCTACACCAAAAGGTTTGTATCGTACCTTGTATGAAAACCGTGATGGTGTGATTGTATTTGATGACTGCGATTCCGTATTGAAAGATCCTGTATCGTTGAACCTACTCAAAGGTGCGCTTGATTCATATTCACGCCGTATCATATCATGGAGAGCAGATATCAAAGATGAAGATTTGCCAACAACCTTTGAATTCAAAGGTCGTATTGTGTTTATCTCCAATCTGGCATCTACACAAATTGACCAAGCGATTATCACACGGTCAATGGCAGTTGATTTGTCCATGACTCGTAAACAAAAGATTGAACGTATGCATCACCTGTTAAATTCAGGTGAGTTTATGCCAGAGTTTGACAAGGTAACAAAGAATGATGCTATGTCATTGATTGACAAGTTACAAGACAAGGTTAAAGAGTTATCACTCCGTACCTTGATTCAGGTAACTAAAATCCGTAAGAGCGCAGGTAGCAATTGGTCTAATCTTGCTGAGTATACAATTTGTGGTTGATTGAGGTAAAATATGTTTGAGTTAATATTTACAATGATGGTTATAAACAAAACAGGAATTCCTGGTTTTAATGTTGAACACATTGCAAGGTTTCAAGCATTAGAAGATTGTATGAAATCCAAAGTGGTGTTGCAAGAATATATGGATAAACTGTCTACACAAGGCAAGGCATTTCCTGGTGTTTTTGAATGTAGGAAGTTATGATAGATTTTGAAAAATTTGAAAAATTGATTGATGACCCATTTACATATATTGGAATTGTATTGTTGGCAGGTGTGATTGGTTTTGGTGTAGCATTTTTAATTGGAATGATATGAAGATTTACATTGGTTCGTATTGGGTAGATTTCCCAATGTCCGAATATGGTGGTATGTGGGCTGTTGTTGCCAAAGATGAAGAAGATTTGTTTAAGGTTCTAAAAGAATCACAATCTGATTTCTTTGGTGATGAATTAGATGATGATATTTGGCAGGCAATTAAAAATGCCAAGTCCTACAGGTTAGATTCAGGTACAGGACCTGATTACTGCACACCTCATGTGGTAAAGTTCTTTTATACCTAAAAAAGTGCTTGCCAATATTGTGGTATTCATTTATAATATCGGTGTAGCTCCAATGATGAATTATCTTATATTATCCGGAGTTAGATAATTATGTTGAGTAAAATATTTGCCAAAGAAGAAAAAAGAAAAACCATCATACACTGGATTGTATGTGTGGTATTGTTATTGTTGTTATTGAATCATTTGATATATGAATAGTAATTTAAAACGGTTGGCATCCGCATTGGCATTGTATGTTGATGGTGGCCAAGGTAAGGTAAATTATACATTCACCAAAGAATCATTGGAAGTTTATACCAATGAGGTGGCAAGTATGTGTGTTACTATTGCCGAACTATATGCCGAGCCTGACGGTACAAGCCGTGATGCAATGGCGATATCTAAAGCAATTAAAAATAGATTTGGTTTATGAACATAAAAATACCAAACACCAATCAGATACCACCGATTGATACATCGGCTATGAATAACCTTAGAAAAGTTAAGGCTGAACATTTGCACAGATTACATCAAGAAAAGTTAAATGAATTCTACAAGGTTAAGAAGCAAGACTTTGAAACCAATCGTGCTCATCTAAATGATTTTGATTATAAAAAAGATATTGATGAGGTAAACAGATACCTAAATGTTAAAAGAAATGTGGAATATGGATTGTATCAATACTCCAAACATTTGGGTAAACATATAGATGTGGTTGTATAATGTTTATATTTGATGTTGAAACACTAGGTAAGAGATCCAATTCGGTGATTCTATCGATGGCTGCTATTCATTTTGATCCTGATACCAAACCATCACCACAAGAACTGCGTGAAGATGTTTTCTTTGCCAAGTTTAGTGTGATTGAACAGGTAAAAGAATATGGTCGTGAGATGAACCAATCAACTATGGATTGGTGGAATAAACAATGCCGCAATGTTCGAGTTGCATCATTCTTACCAAGTAAGGTAGATTGTTCCTTTGTTGATGGTTACGAATCTATGCGTAAGTGGGCTGCATCAAAAAATGATACCAAGTGTTGGGTATGGGCTCGAGGTAATCTTGACCAATTGGTAATGGATGACATTGAAGAACAATTAGAATTAGAACCAATTTGGCCATATGCCAGATGGCGTGATGTAAGAACTGCTGTGGATTTTCTATACAATACAACCAATGGTTATGTTGATGTAGATTATCCAGGTTTCGATTCAAGAAATCATATCACTAAACACAATCCAATTGACGATTGTGTATTGGATGCAATGATGATGATGTATGGAGTTAAAAAATGAATGAGCAAATTCGAGAACTTGCTGAACAGGCTGGCTTCGATGATAGAGGCAGTAATCATACTGCTTATATGAATTTTGACCACGAAAAGTTCGCCGAGTTGATTGTGTTGGAGTGTATGCATGAATGCCTGCGCATGCAATTAGGTAATCAGTATACACCAGAGGAAATGTTATTTCAAACCAAGTATCGTAAGATTATCAAAAAACATTTTGGAGTTGAGGAATAAATATAGAAGTGTTAACACAACATATAAACAAAGGAGAACGCTATGAAAACATTTATAAACTATATCAAATCGGAAGGTGTGGAGGAGTCCTCATTAGATGAAGAATTCAATCCAGAAATTGCCAAGATGGCGCATGATGATGGTCATGTCAAGGGAGTAAGCCTTGCTGACGGTGCCACGCTGAAACGAGCAACAGCAATTAACCACTGGCACGACCAACACGGCGGTATGTATAAAAAACACTTTCATAAAGGTTTCAAAGCAGGTCGTATGGATAAAATCAACCACGCTAATAAACAATACAATCTCAACTTGAAGTTGCACAAAGACGGCAGCATTATACGCAATGAGAAAGAGAAATGAACGAACAAATTAAACAACTTTGGGAAGAGGCTGCTAAAACAACTCAAAGTGATTCTTGGGAAGAGCAGACAAAGTTTATGGAACGGTTCGCTGAGTTGATTGTGAGGGAATGTGTTGATGTTGCAATAGATAATGGATGTGGAGATTTTGTTGATATTAACCAATTGTTATTAAAGCATTTCGGATATGAATAGAGGTTTCATTGTGATTTGTACTGAGTGTTCTGAAGAGCATAGTACGGAAGATATTGAATTTTGTAATGTCGAAGAGGACATACAAGGTCGTGATATTATGTACTTTATATGTCCTGTAACTAAATTGGAAGCCAGAAGTCTGGTTTATGCGGAATGAAATACATATTAATCATACTTGCACTCATATTTGGATTTGTGGCCGCACAAACTGTTAACCTGCAAAAAACTATAGGATGTATTAGCACAGAGATAATGCTAAAAGGACTAAGTGGTAGTGATTACAAAGAAAAACCCATATGGATGGGTATAGAATCTGATGCCCCAATGTCAAAGTATAGTCTGTTTGTGAATGATGACACCAAAACATGGACATTGATTCAGTTTGATGAGAAAATAGCATGTGTGCTGGGTACTGGTGGATTCAGCACTTACATATTTACAGGACCCAAGATATGAACAAACGAATTAAAGAATTGGCTCTACAATGTGGTGCGTGGCACCAAGTGTACGACAACAAACAATTTATGATTAACGGTAAATTTAATGTGGAGAAATTCACCGAGTTGGTTATCAAGGAATGTATTGAGGTTGTAAAACCTACGCAACACCATGAGGCATGGGCACCAAGTTATCTCGGTGGTGTGGATGGATTGGAACTGTTGGATGGTAAAATTAAAATCATCAAAACACATTTTGGAATTGAGAACTAAAGTGATACTTGCCAACCACTCTAGGTTATGTTATAATTGACATACAAATGAAAGGAATTTTGTTATGATGCCAGCAGGCAAATACTATGTCGGTGACTTATGTTATGTAATGACCGATGAAGAATGGGACGAAGTGTGTGGTTTACTATTTGAAGGCAGAAGTGACCATGGATGTAATGAAGGTGAATTCACATTGAAAGATGGCCGCCGATTCGTAACATACAATACCAAATATGGTGATGGTCGATATGAATCAAATATGTGGACTGACCATTCAGTTGATTCTGGTGGTATTGGTTGTATTAGATTAGAAGATATCCGCAGAGGTGATACCTTTGATGATATAAAAAGTTTTGGTGCTGTTATGAATTTCCCAGTTGATTTTGCAACAGGCAAAGAAGATGGTGTGATACAGTTTGACCGTGTGATGATTGATACTAATTAAGGATATATTATGAGTTTAAATAAAAATCAAGTTGCTTTCGTTAAAGCAGCAGAGCGTTTGTATGGTGTAGGTTCAGTATTGAGCCGTGATAACATTCAGCATGTTGCACGTGAAGAAGATATGTCCTTTCCATTTTGGTTTGTAACCAAATCTGAATATCGTTCAGGTCGTGGCCAATACCAATTACCTGATATTGGCACCAAGCCAGTAGTTAAACAAGATGAGCCTGAATTAGAAATGGCCTTATCTGCACAAGTG